TATTATGATGACATCATATTCACCAACAGGATCATCTTTGCGTATGTCAAGGAGTTTAATGTAGTCAGCTTTCTCAGCTGCTTTGTTTACTGCAATCATTGAGAAGTCTGATGCTGTGTATATGCAGTCAAACTTGCTCTTTATATATTCAGCTCCTATACCGGTACCGCATCCTATCTCTAGGATAGTATTGAATCTGATAGTCTCAAGTATATCAGCAAGCTGCTCATAGATAATCAGCCTATCATGTTCTACATCTACAGATGCATAGTAATCATCCCAGAACTGCATTGTGTTGGTATTCTGCTTTCCTTTTATTCTGCGCATAGTTCCTTGTGTAAAGTTAATATCTCGGGGAATGACTTGAATAGTTCATACTCTGTTTTATTGCCTAATCTCTCTGATGATCCCTTGAGTGATCCTGACCAATGGTCCTCAAATTTATGTTTGTTTCCCCACTTGTGCGTTGAGATACTAAGCAGTTTCATGTCTGGATCTTCAAAGACACCTATTGGCGCATTTAGTGCCAAGGTCTTGAGCCACATGGACCAATCAAGGCCAGAGTTTAAACGCTTATCGAATGGCATCCAGTTGAGCTTGTTGAGTAGTCTTGTTGATAGTACTCTTCCAATACCTATGGGCTCATATGATCTTGGGCCTTTACCATATCCAAACCAATTCACAGTCCTGATATGTTTCTCTCCTATATCTGTGAAGTGACATCCTAACTTGCCAAGCATATCATACTCTGGCAGCATACTCTCAGCCTCTGTGATATAGTTATCAGATATCCAGTCTGAGGATCCTACAAATATCACTCCTGTGGGCTCATACTTGCGAGCAGCCATAAACCCTGCATTCCACTTAGCACCTAGAGGATCATTGTTTGCTGTGATCCATTCGGCACCTAGTGACAGAGCAAGCTCTTTATCCTGGTGATCATGGCCCATGCATATTACTTTAACTCCTGCATTCTGTAGTCTTGTTACTGTATGCTTTAGCAATGGTCTACGGCCATTCACAGGAATAGGAGCTACTATCATGACTCTAGTGCTTTAATTAGATCTATTTTCTTTGGAGCTTGTCCCATGTCAAGACCTCTCTCTTGTGCTAGGGCTTTCAGCTCATTGTATTTCATTGTCTGGTAGTTGTACTGCTTGACTCCTATGAACTGTATCTTTGCAGGCTTTACCTCTTCATTCTTCTCCTCCTGGATCCATCTGAGTAGATCATTCATGGCATTGCGTATACATGTACCACATCCTTTATTTAATGTGGCATCTCTGTGTATCTTATACCATATTGCCAGATCTTCTTTCAAAGTCTGATTAAGAGCAAAGGATCTGCTCTTCTGATAGCGTAGTGCTTGATGTCTTAATTCTTCAGATATCATCTCTTTAGTATGTTTTTTAGTTTCTTTTCTAAGCTAGTACCTGAGATCTTTCTGCGCAATGTTCTGCTAGTGCTGAGCTCTTGTATTAGTACAGCTCCAATCATGGCAAAGTACATGTCTTTGTCACTCATGATACGCTCTTCTTGTTTTATCTCTTGCTCTCCCATATCAATAGTATATCAGAAAATAGATAACTGATCAGAGCTATTCCAATCAGTTCATAGTCAACAAATGCCATGATTAGTACGCAGTTCCAAAAGGATAGACAGCTCTGGCAGTTGAATGGTTTAATATCCGGAAGACTAAAAGTCTGGACTGCCCTGGCAAACCCAATGGACATCAGGATGATTATTAGATAAGTCATATTTGAATTGTTTAATTGCTGAATGTATTACTCTGAGAGATAGTCCAGTCTGAGATCTTATATCTCTGTAGGTCATGCCATACAGATGCATCCTGGTTACCTCTTTGATGAAGAGCTCCTGGTCATCTGTAGACTCTCTCTCCATGTACTCTCTTAGATACTCTTGGTATTCTCCCTCTTCATTTTCATCATCACTTTGCAGTGGTATGTCGTAGTCCAAGGATACCATGTGGGCCATTGTGTTGAATTGCTTGTTCCAATCACTACCAGGCCATTTCCACTGATTGAATGCGAATCTTGCGAAGGTCCTAGGTAGATCCTCCTCTGGGATGTTGCGATCATGCAGCAGTAGGTAGATATGGCCGACAAGGTCCTTGTGTAGGTCAGAGCCTCCAGTGATCTTCTTTGCGATTTTGTATGCTTCATGCTCCCAGAACATTGGTGCAGTAGTGCCAGGCTTGATTGATGAATGATTCAGATACCTGGTTACCCTTGAGGAATCTGTAGAGCTGATGGTAAGGAAGTCCAGAGTCTTCACTGAGATGTCGTATCTTATAGCGAGCTGAGAGCCTCTGCTGTAGAGAGGCCCTCAGTTTATCACTTAATTCAGAATGGGAGATCATCATCTTCATCTGTTATTGGTTTGATATTAGGAGTATTTCCTGATTCTTCAGGCTTCACCCATGGCTCTTTGATAGCAGCACTAAAGTACTTGCCTGCTTGCTGTCCTTCCTTAACCCATAGTGATATCTCCCACATCTTACCTTCTACATTGATCTTGCCTCTGTAATCAGGCTGATTGTCTGCTGTCTTCTTGTCGTTCTTAAAAATAGATCCGCTGTTAATCTTTGTTTCCATACACTTTATTTATTACTATAATCCATAACTCTTCTACGAGATTCAATCTCTTGCATTTTGTCCTCAATTGCTTTAGCCACCTCCTGATACTGAGCATGACTCAAAGGTAACTCATTAAACGTAACGAATGAAATCTCCCAATAGTAATGATTGGTCATTCGCTCATATTTTTCCTTCTGTCTAGTCATGATTCACTTGTTTATCAGTTCGTTCATTACTTGAGCATAATACTCAGATGCATAACGGAGTTTTGTAAGCATATCAAGCTCAAGCTCAAGGTCTCTCTGGTATCTTACCACTGTGATTCTCTTTGCAGGATCAATGTGATCTACCCGGTGCAGTGATAGGTTATCCCATGGACTGAGTAGATTGAATTCATCCTTCGGATCCGTAGATACCATGCAATGAATCACCTCAAAGCTATCTCTGTCATAGAGATGCATATATCCTCTGCCTTGCCATTCATAAGCTGAGTCTTCAGCATCTTCCTTGGTAGCAGGGAAAGTCTCCATGGACCATGATGTCTTCACATCAATAATCAAATCATCAAGGAGTATATCGCACTCTCCTGACATCAGATCTGTCTCTACTCTTCCAGTATGTTTCTTGTAGTCTGTGAATCTGACAGCATTGATCAGATTGATAGAGTCCTGCTCCTGGATCAGACCTTTGCTTATGTACTTATTATTGAGCTCAATATCGTATCCATAAAAGTGCTGTTTAGCTAGGCTTTTGATATAGCTCTTTGCAGTCTCAGATAGTTCCTCACTCTTTGACCTTGGCTTTGTCATGAGCTTACCGATTGATGAAGGTCTCCATTTCATATCTGTTGACTTTGTTCGTTAGTCAATGTGTAATTATCAAGGAGTGCCTCTTTGGTATATCTACCTTCAGCTATTGCATCAAGAGCCTTCTTGAAACCAGTCTCTGAGATTGCAGGCTTCTTCTGTGGCATTGTCTTAGCTGCTTCAGCTCCATCATCATCTGTTGCTGCCAATGTGAGCAGACTGACCAATGAGTACCTTCGATAGTAAGAGATGGCAGATCCAAGCTGCTGAGGATTGGTGAGTGCAGGCAGTCTCATGAATGATTCTATCTTCTCTCCAGAGTCTACATCAATAATCTGAGTTATCACTACATCATCATTCACTGGCTGTAAGATCATAAGACCATTATCCAGGAGGATCTGTTCACATGCATCAAGCACTGCATTGAGATCCGCGTAGGATTGCTTAAAATGTGGATTCTTTGCGTTCTTGTGAACTTTGCCGATCTGCTGCTTTGCAGACCATAGCTTTCGGTACATAGGCACCGGAGATGATAGCTCATCTGTTTTCTTTGTTGTTGCCATTTTTATTATAGTTAAAATTTATACAAATGTAATTTATTTTTCCATATACGAATCATACCATTCAATGAATTGATCAAAATCTTTAGCGATGATATACGTACCTCCTGCATTCTCCACTGTCTCCTGATAAGCTTTCTGCAATTGTGACTGAGAATCTCTTCCAATCTTTACCTCAATCTTTACAGATCTTCCTTTGATAGTTGCTGATATATCCGCTGATCCTGGTGTACTCCCTGATCTTGTCCAGGAGCCTTTTCCAATTGTCCTGGTGACTCCATCCATGTTAGTGTATTTTTTAGCAGCTCTATAGGTCCCCATAGTATTGATTCGCTCTGCCTGGTATCCTGACATCTGAATAAATGATACTATCATCTTGGTGAGTCCATTGGCTGTCTTATCTGACCATGCAGTCTTAGCTAAGCAATGCTCTGGAACTAGTGGATGCTTAGCTTTGAGATGATCCCATTCCAATGCTTGGATGCGCTGTTTATTTTCCTTCTTCATACAAATATTCAAAGTATTGCTGTTGCTTTTGATTGATTGGTTTGCTCTCTAGGCTGTCTGTGTTTACAAATGTATATTTTCGTTTATAACTTTTTGACATTTGTGTATTAGGCTGTTTAAGCATGAGCAATGATATCAATATCAAGTATACTGAAATCATTAAGATAGTCATCTGTTTCATCTTATTCTGATTTAAATGTTTCGTTGTAGTATTCTTCTGCTGTTCTATTATCTGTAAATGTTATAACACCATCAATTTTTGACCTTGTATTCCAAGCATCTTTTATCTGCTCCTTCTCCATTCTTTCAGCCTCTCTGAATAATTCAGTTATAGCATCTGTTGGTATGGCCTCTTTTCTATATTG